CGAAGACGACCAAGGTTACTTTCTCCGCTTTGCATGTAATTACCAATTTGCTCAATTAAGAATAGACGCTCGCCTTCTGAAATTGAACCTTTGAAGTTCTTAAGTTTTGCAAGAACGACATTACCAAGAAGTGTTTCAAACTGACCCAACTCTTTAGGCTCTTCCCCTAAGAATCTAGCAACACCCCTTGCAACTTGCCTAGGAAATCCTCCTGTTTTAAGCTTTTCATCCTCAAGTAAATCAATAGCTTCTTTTAGACCAGAAACGTCTCCTTTTAGAGAAGACAGATTTTGAATAGCATTTGTTTGCATTTCCACAAAGCTTCTAACTTCTTCGGTTCTTCCAGCAATTCCCGGTTGGTCAAAAGCACCTGCCCCTGTTCTTTCTGAAATAACTGTTTTGCCTTTACTATAGTCGGGAACTTCTGGTGCTCCTGCTTGAGGAATTACTTTAGTTTCAGGAGTGCCGTCTCTGTACAGAATATCGTACTGCTTGTAAGTAGCGTTATTAGCATTTGTTCTAAAAGTTATTTCAGACCTGCTTTGTACTTGTTTAGCAGATCCGATCTTTTTTACAGCATTGTATATATCTCTAGCTTCTGTAGCAGTTATTCCGTAATCAGAAGCAGTGCCAAAGAATTCGGCAGCGTCTCTAGGTCTTTGGTCGATGTTAAAACCTTCTACAGCCGCCAATACTTGAAGAGACTGTTGACCTTCTGCTTTTTTAGCCGAAATTCCTGCAGTTTGTAGTTTTTCAGCTAACGCCCTAGCCATTTTTTCGGCGTTCAAAGCTTCAGTAATCTTGCCTTGCTTACGGTATTGTTGAGCCAACTGCAGTAAACCCTCAGGTGAATTAGTGTCAATCTGAGCCAACTGCTGACGCTGTTGTTGCATCTGCTTTTGCTGCCTAAGTTGACCCGGAAGCTGTCCTGCTTGTTGGGCAGCAGTAAACAACCCCTGTCCAAACGAAGGGGTAGCCATTTGTCTTAAAAACTCTTGTGAAAACTTAGCCATCTTAGCCTCCAATTCCCCTAATAAAGTCACCTATAGCTGATTCAACAGGAGAAGTTTGTGTAGGCGTAAACGCACCGGATAACAACCCTGTACCAATCTGGCCCATGAGGTTTGCTCTTGCCTGCTCTGCTATCAACCGTGCCTCTAGTCCAGACATAGCCGCTTCTCCGAACAAACCAGCGCCCTCTAGTTGTGCCTGCTGTTGCAATGCCGCCAACTGTTGTGAAGGCTGGGTAGCCGCAAGAAGTTGCTGTTGTGGTACGTAGCCCATTCCCAAGAACTGTTGACCCAGTTGTGATTGTTGAAGCTGCTCTTGACGTGCCTGTTGTGCCGCACCAAGTCTAGCTTGCGCCATAGCCGTTTGTTGTGCTTGCTCCATCGCAAGTTGCTCTGGTGTGCCACCAAACTGTGCAGTACGTACACCCAAGCGACCTTGAGCCGCCAAACGCTCTTCAAGACCAAGACGCTCTCGACGCTCTTGAGGAGAAGTAGTAGCTCTAATCTGTTCGTACAACTCTTGTTCACGTACGGAAGGGTCTGTAGTAGCGCCAGTAAAGAAACCACTAGCGCCTTCTAGAAGCTGACGTTGCATCGCTTGTTCTTCAGGAGACAAGCCCATAGTTGTTTTAACTTCGCCTGTAACAGGATCAACACGAGTACCAAAGCCAGCACCAGTAGCAGTGGTCACAGTAAACGGTCTAAACTGTGTTTGCTCAAGCTGAGTTTCTGCTAACTCCATAGCTCCCGGTATACGGACACCGTCAACAGTCGTTCCTAAAATTGCCTGCCGTCCGATGTCACTTAAGTCTTCATAGGCCCCGCCTGTAAGAAGACCACCAAGAATGCCGGGCAGTAAAACACCGGGTTGAGAGGCATAGTCAGCCAAGCCTCCTAAGAAGTCAAAGAAGCCGTTACCTCCGCCTCCAATAGTTCCTTCATCTGTTGCTACAGCCATTGTTATCTCCTAGTTAAACCATTTTACCTATTAGTGCGAGTAGGTTAATCTCTTGTAGTGATAAGGCAAAACCGTTGATGTCAGCTTCAAGACCGACAACAACAGTTGTACCACTACCGACAGCATTCAAACTGCGTTGGTTAGTAAGTTCACCACCAGTAAACTCTGATAGTGGGTTAGAATTTTCGCCAAACTCGTTGACATTATAAAAAGCAGGATTCTGGTTACCTACTGTAAACTCTGTTGTCCTGTAGGACGTACCAAAGTCATAGGCAAACTTCATAAATACAGTAGCACTATTTGCGCCTACCAACGTCGGCTTGATCTTCTTAAGAATCTTTAAACGAGAAGCATCACCAAAGGTCAAGCTAGGGCTAAAGTACTTAAAACGATACCTCGTACCGTTATCAGAATACGTTTTATACTCCGCTATTCCGTATTGAGTCCCTGCGTATAATGTGCCGTCAGTCAGTCTTTCGTAAGCCGTAAAAACAGATCCGGGCCAACGTGTTACCCTAAAGGAGCCGTCTTCTAGTGTTCCTCGAATGTCGAAGCAGAAGGTTGTTTCCTGACCGACAAATGTTAACAAGTAGAAGTTCTCTTCCGGACTATAGATAGACCTAAAGAACTCTGTTTCTCCCTGTATCAAGCCAATGATGTCTTTTGTAATCGTACGGGATAACGTACTGATAGGCATTGACTTTTCTTGTATCGTACGTCCAAAACTACGCAAGCCCGTATGTGACAAAAAGACAACGTCAGTTCCTGTCTGTTGTACTGTGTCTCTGTCTACACAACCAACGCCTGCTACAGTGTCTGACAGTGACATCGTTGCTGGTGCTTCTGCTCCTTGGTACACAACAATGCTGTGCTGTCCAAAGATAATAAGAAGGCCGTTGTGTGCCGCTAGTGATACAATCTCGTCATAACCGTCAGGCCATACTTTTGAGATGTCAATACTACCACTAGTACCCCCTGTCCAGTTCTGTCCAATCAACAGGTCAGACCAATAAACAGTAGACTTATCTCCCAATAAATCAGCACACCAAAGCCGACCATAAGCAGCAATAACTTCGTTAGCCTTTGGAATGTCTGCTACTAGTGATGCCCCATTTACTGCAGACATTTTTTCTACTGCGCCTGAAGTGTTACTATAAACTAAAGGCTCATAAGTTCGCTGAAAGAAATAGATGCTGTCATTAAAGTCAACCATCTTCCAGTTGTCAGCAGTAATAGTATAGCTACCGGGTGTTTCGTCTACTAACGTAGTTGTGCCGCTGATAATTTTATTGTTACCAACAGAGAAGATCTTACTGTTACCTGCGTTATCTCTAAATTCTTTAATTGCCCTGATTGCTGAAGAGCCTAACGCAAAACCTGTAGGAGCAACTGAAGTAAAGGCCGCTGTGGTTTCTGAAGTACCGCCAGTAATAGTTTCTCCAGCAGAAAAAATACCTGCTCTAGAAGTTTCAATAGATATTTGAGTACCGTTAGTAACAGCCTTTACTGTAGCTGAAGCTGATGAACGAGACCCTACTATTGTTTCGTTTACAGTAAAACCTGTAGTATCGCTAACTGTTATTGTTTCGTTAGTTAATAAGTCGTAGCCCTTACGTGCAGCAATACGGCCACGCTTGTCAATGACTGCATTGTCAGCAATCTCAGCAAAAGAAGGATCCTGCGCCAAAGGAGAGTCTTCGGTGTTGATCCCTTTAAAAGCTGGTGCTACAAGATTAATACTGCGTAGTTCTTGAGCCATATTAGATAGTCCTAAAGATCATCTCTTCTGGGTGCTTTGCTGCGTCAATAGCAATAGCGTCTGATAGGTACTTGTCAGCAATAGCAAAGTATTCAGCAGTAGAAGTACCGCCTGTTTCACCACGCTCACGAGCCAACAAAGCAATAGCAAGGTGAATGACAGGTTGATTAGGGACCAAAAGCTTGTCTGAGTTAGACGTTAGGTCACCCTGACGCTTAACTACGTCAAAACGTAAGTTATAAACACCGTCAGGCGTAGGGCCAACTAATACTTGCGTATCTCCGTTAGCGTCCAGACCGTTGTACGTAAAGTACGTAGGTGCGCCTTCGGCAGCTCCTGCAATGTACAACGAGTCGTTAAACCAATCTTTGCTTCGGTACTCCATAAAACAATTCTGGGTGTCGTTAAGAACCGACATTACTTTTACATCGTCTCCAGAGTTAGTCAGCGAGTAAGTATTGTCTGATGCTGTTGTTGTAATCGTAATAGTTTCACGTAGTGCAGACCAGTCAGCCGCTTGACCAACGATGGTCTTAGCGTCATTAATGAAGTCACCGGCCATCCTAGAGTAAGTGCTTTCGTTAACACTGTTGACTTCTTCTTCACGCAAACGGCGCAACACGTTGTTCATTATGTTAAGATACGTCATACTAACATTCCCGGTTTTCTAGGAGGTTGTTGTGGTGCCCTACCGAACATCAAAAGCCTATCTACTTCTTTTTGATAGTCTGTCTTTGGTGTCTGTTGAACCATTTGAACTTTCTCAGGAGCGTACTCTAGTTTTTCTAGGTACTTTTGGAACGGCTGTGGTCTAGGTGCGGGTGCTCCTCCTCCTCCTGCCCCCAGTGCGCCAAGAAGACCAGTAGATGTTACAATAATGTCTTCAAGGCTTTGAGTCTCTTCTCCAATAATGTCTCTGATCTGCTCTTGACCGCCCAAAAGACCTTCTTGACCTGTAAGGATGTCTTCTTGGCCTGCCTCTAGATCACCTAAGCTAAGGTTCAAGTTAGTAGTCAAAGTTTCAAAAGCAGTGTCTACGTCTTCTTGAGTTGACACTCCGGTTAGAGCAGTGTTTAGTAAGTCTTGAACTTGAGACTCAGTTAAGTTGTCAGGAAGCAGGTCTGATATTTGGTTTAGCTGGCTTTCTGTAAAGTTAAACCCAGTAAGTGCGGTTTGTATGTCTTCTGCTGTAGCAAACGACAGACCACCAATGGCGTCCGTAATTGTTCCCGTAGCTGTCTCAAGATCTGTACCTAAGGCGATGCCTTCCAAGGCGTCACCTAATGCAGTATTTAAGTCGTTGAGGCTTAGGCCTTCTGGGATAACACCTGCAATCTGATTAAGCTGGTCTTCTGAAAAACCAAACTCAGCCAGCGCATTAGCAACGTCTGCGGGTGTTGCAAAAGCCAAACCACCGATAGCATCTGTAATAGTAGTCGTAGCAGTGTCAAGGTCTGTACCTAAAGCAATACCAGAGAGTGCTGTGTCTAATGCTGTTGTTACTTCAGAAAGACTCAGACCTTCCGGCAGTGCGCCTACGATCTGCTGTAGTTGTGCGTCGGTAAATCCGTAGTTAGCTAGGATATTTCTAACGTCATCTGGACTAGCTACATCAAGCCCACCAATAGCATCAGTAATGGTTGTAACAGCAGTGTCTAAGTCTGCGCCTACTACGATTCCTTCTAAGGCAGTATCTAAGTCTGAAAGACTAAGGCCTTCAGGAAGCGCACCTACGATCTGCTGTAGTTGTTCTTCGGTAAACCCAAACTCTGCTAGGGCGTTCCTTACGTCCTCTGCTGTGGCAAACGACAAACCACTAATGGCGTCAGTAATAGTAGTCGTAGCAGTATCTAAATCAGTGCCTGTAGGAAGACCAGAGAGTGCTTCAGTTAACGCAGTGTTCAGTTGTTCTACTGTTAGGTTTTCTGGTAGTACTCCTACGATCTGCTGAAGTTGTTCATCAGTAAACCCAAACTGTTCTAAAGCGTTAGCAATGTCTTCCGGTGTTGCTAAACCTGCTGCTGATATCGCATCTGTAATGTCCTGAGGTGTGGCTAAACCGGCGGCCTCAAACGCATCAGCAATGTCCTGAGGTGTCGCTAGTCCTGCGTTAGTCAAGGCTGTAGCAATGTCTTCTGGAGTTGCTAGTCCAGATTCAGACAGGGCAGTAACTATGTCTTCCGGTGTTGCAAACCCAGCGTTAGACAAAGCTGTGACTAAGTCCTCTGGTGTTGCAAAACCAGCAGCAGCTAGAGCAGTAGTAATGTCTTCTGGAGTTGCAAACCCGGCGTTTGCCAGAGCAGTACCAATGTCTTCTGGTGTTGCAAAACCAGCGTTAGCTAAGGTTGTAGCTAAGTTTTCTGGTGTTAACAATCCGGCTTCGTTAATAGCGTCAATAACATCTTGCGGAGTTGCATACCCAGCGTCTGCAATAGCTTGAAGAATGTTAGCTTCAGTCTGCCCAATAATGTCTGAAAACAAGTCTTCTACGATAGATTCGTCTTCTTCTTCAACTTCTGGCTCTGGTTCTGGGTCAATAAACTCTTCAATAGGATCTACTATTTCTGGCTCTGGGGCGGGCTGAATAGGGTCCATTACAGGAGCAGTACCCATTTGACCGTCAGTTTTATCAGGGTCTTGCACAATAACCTCACCGTCCCCTATAGGGTCAGGATCTTCAGGAAACTTAACATCTGCTTTTATGGTGTCGTCAATATACGTAGTATCATCCTCATTAATGTCTACTACTTCTTCTTCTGCAAATAGATTAGGGTCTGCGTCATATTCTTGTGTTAGAACATTTGAAACAGCACTGCGAACACGAGGATCAGTAATTAAAGGAGGGAGCCAGCTAGGAATGCTTGGGAAAGCGTTTCCTAAAACTCCTCCAATAATAGTGCCTGCTCTAGTAGGATCTGTAATTGTTCCTAAAATGCCGTTAACGATTTCTCCAACTTTTTTTTCTAAGACTCCTACAGCAGCAGACCCAGCACCAACAATAATTTCGCCAATAGCGCCTAGTATACCTCCAAGGTCTCCGCCTTCTGTTGCTTCTGAAATACCAGACTCAGCTACTACTTCTTCTATTTTGTTTATAGCTTCGCCTACTGTAGGCAAAAAGATTACACCAGCAGAGGGCATCCAGTCAGGAAGAGAAACGCCGGGGATATAAGGAATGATTGCGTCTAAGATGCCGGGTTGGTATTCGTCAAAAACAACAGGGTCACCATTTTGGTCTAGTACTGGATTGCCTTCGCTATCCCTTTGGACTACTTGTACAGTTTCACCAAAGATTCTACCGCCAGTTTTTAAAATGTTTTCGGTAGATACAGTAACTCCAGCCCCTCCGCTAATTACTACATACTCTCCTCCAGCAGCAGGGGGAGTAGCTGTTGTTACGGGAGTACCAGCAAAAGACTGAGCACCTGCTGATATAAAACTGGTTACCAAAGGCCCCGGATCTTCCATGTCCGTAAGGGCTTCTGGATTGTTAACCATAGTGTCAACAATGTTTTGAGCTTCAGTACGGGCGTTTTCTACTGCAGTAACTAATTGAGAAACTGCTTCTAGAGTAACGCCTTCTGCCTGCTGTATGTCAGTAGGCGCTTCAGGATTCATTCTAATGCTGTTGGCTGTAATAATCTCTTCAATAGTTGGATCAAGCCATAAAGCTGCAAGATCAGCTTGACCAATGCCTTGTAAAAGACTTAAAAGATTATTTAATGTTTGTGTTTCTGGCGTTTCTGTGGAGATACCGCCATCACCCGTAAGCATACCTTTTGTAGGGGGTAAAGTCTTAGCCATAATTATTTCTTCCAGTTAGCCAGACCACGTAGGCCAAACGATGCCGCAACAGCGGCGCCTAGAAAACCTTTGTACCACTCAGGCATACTATCAAGAGCAGAAAACCCAGACATCACTACAGGAACCATA